TTCATTCAAGATAGGAACATTAATTTCTTTATTTAATTTTGCTACCACTTCATCTTTATTATTAATCAAATATTTAATCACATAATCAATAGCAAAGTTCTTTAAAAAATCAGTTAGTTTTTTCATTTCTTATCCTTTTCATTTCTTAATATTAGTTTATTTATAATTTCTACCAATGCTTCATACTTCTTCATAATTCCTCGCAGTTCAATCTGCATCTTCTTCTGTTGATTTATCAGGGTTATTATAATGCCTTCTAACCTTTTAAATCTTTCCTCTAATTCCTTTATTAGTTCGTGCTGAATCCAATTCTGTTGCTTCCAGAGAAAATAACCCAACCCAAGTGCAATTAATACAGGAAACCCAAATTGTTCTAATATCTGTATAGGATCCATTCACTACTCTAACTCTTTAATTAAATTAGATAACTCCAATGCTCTATTAGGTGTTTGCTTTGCCCATCTACTATCAAGCATTTCTGCTGATGCTTTACCATATCGCTTATTTTCTAAATGATCAATAGTCTTTTTGAATTTACTGAACCCAGAAACACCTAACTGATAACACATCTCAACAACCACATCTTTTACTGTACTATCAGCAGAACGCCACCAAACAAATGTCTTGCCTATTCTTGTCATTAGATTATCTAACTTTTGCATCAGAATCATCTCTGATATATCTTCATCTAACTCCAAATCCTTAATAGCAAAACCATAACCAATAGTATCATAACCCTCTGTGCATTTATACACTTTGGATCTGAATCCCTCATGATGTTTTATTCTGTCTAATAAAGCCACTATTTTTGCTTTATATGGAATCTAAATGTTAAATCATCAGCACCATAAGTTTCTGCTGTTCCACGCAATACTGCTACAAAATAACAAGATGTTGAATCACTTGCTGCTTGTATTAAAAAAGGTAATTGAGTTTCTGCAACAGCAGGTACTGCATTAGAAAAAGTAAAATTACCACAATCTAATTCACCACTTTCTAATCGAATCCACCCTAACATTCCTGCTGCTTTACCATCTGCTGATGTAATAGCAAATGGATCACCTGCTGCATCTAATGATTGGTTATTTTCAAATATAATAACATCTAATGCTTTCCACCCTGCTTTATCACTCGTTACTGTTATGTTGATTAATTCAGCACAACCTGAACCACCCAATACTGCATTTGGTATTTCTGTTGCATTAAACAAAATATCATTTTGAGCATATTCATCTGTTCTTAAAGTTGGGGTAACATCTATGATTTTATAATTACTTAAACTGTTAGGCATTATGCTTCCTCCACTTTATAACCATCTTTTGCTTTTAATGATTTCAAAACTCTATCAGAAGTTACTGATTTCAACCTTAATATAGGATTTACCCAATCTGGACAAGTAATTTTCCAATACTCTTTTGCAGTTTCTTTTTTTGTTGTTTTTGTTTTTTTCTTTTCAGCCATTATATCCCCTTGTAATTAAATAATTTTACCATCTTTATCAAAATTTACCCCACTAAACACTCCAAATGATGTCTTTCTATAAATATCTTTGCCACCATTAGTGATTGCTTCTCTTTCTGCTAATTCACCCATATAATCAAGATATGGAACTTGTTTACCTTTATAATATGCTTCTTGTCCTTTTTTTTCATCTTCAATTAATGTGAAATCTTTGTTTGGATCAAGGTCTATACCTGTTGGTAAAACAGTTCCTCCAATATTTTTAGCATCTTTTTTTAATTTTTTAGCCATATTTTTAATAATGAGGGTAGTACAACTATTATACTACCCTCATATTTAGTTGATCTTAACTATTATACTGTTTCATTTAATAGTGTAACACCATGCAAATCAACAGTTTCTATAAAGCCAAAATAACCATTGGCTGTTAGTTCTGTTGCTGCATAAGGTGCGTTTCTACTTTGTTCTATTTGAATAAAGTTTCCACCACCAAAATCAATGTAGCCACAACCGATTGCTGTTTTTGCAAACACACCACCTTGTGCTGTTCCTGCACCATCATCAATAGATACAGATGGAGATGTATGCATATTAACACCACCAAGATTAGCAACCCAACCTGCTGATGATATTGCTGCACCAACTGCGTTCCCACCATTTAATGCACCATTTGATTCATTAACTGCTGCTGAACCCATTTCGTTTGTAATACCAAAATCACCCCACATATTCAATGGGTGTAACACACACGCATAAGGTCTTGGTGCAGAATTTTCTTCAAGTTTTGCAACTGCTTGAAATAATTTCGCCATTGACATACCTGTTGTATTTGCACCAACTGTTGTAGCAAACTCATCTACAAATTGTAATGCTTGTGTATCAAACTCTAATGCTACTGCATTACCTATTGCCTGACCTGCATTAACAAGTAGAGCATCTGCATTACCATGAACTGCTAAATCAGTAATTAATGTATCAATATGGTTTCTTAATGCTTCTGCATCTTTTGCAGTTGTTACAATTTCTTTCCTTGAAACTGCACCCTCTGCACCTGTACTCGCTGTTGCAACATCAGCAATAGCCAATTTAGTGTACACAGGGATTCTTGCTTTTGTTGTTCCCTTTACACAAGATACCATATTTAATAGTTGTGGCATAACTGCCACTTTGTTGAATTGAACGATTGCACCACCTACTGCTAAACCTAATCCACCTGCTGCTTGTCCAATATCTGTTTCATTTGCCATACATTGGTTTGCATAAGCACCATGTAACGCAAAATTTCTTAATCTGTTTAACATATTTAATTACCTTAATTAACCCTCTATCAACTGCCAAAGCCTTCAAGTAGGATTATTATTTAATATATCCTTCTACTGTCTTTTCAAGGTGGTCAGTAAACCCATTAGGGTCTTTAACTGCCCACTCTTGTGCAGAAGCATAACCACCAAATTCTCCTGCTTGTGCAGGTTTAACACCTGCTCTGGAAGAATCAATACCTGTACCTTTATTAGCATTTGTAGTTTCAATATCTACAAATTCTTCTAATTCTACAAGTTTCATAGATGAAGCAAATTTCTGCTTATTCTCTGGCAGTTTCGATTGTAACGCATCTCTGCGACTTGCTTCGTATTCATTCCATTGAGTCTTAAATCCAGACAATTTATCTATTTCTGCATCTTTTTCAGTAAGGAGGGTTTTATAATCATCATTCTTCTTCATTCGTTCTTCCCTCTTTGCCTTGTTGTCAGCATCAATCGTATTTAATTGTTCCTGCATTTTAGCAACTTGATCTTGAAGTTCTTTCTTTGCAGTATTAACTTCTTGGAATCTGCTATATGGAATATCATTGTTTTTACTACCTTCTGTGGTAGGGTTTGATACGTTGGTTTCCTCAACTGTGTTTGTCTTGCTTTCTTCTGACATTTTTATCCCCTTTTGTGAGTATTTTTAATAGGATTAAGATATGTGATTTACATCACTAAAATAACCTTATTTATTTTTCAGTTACTATAAGTTTAAATTAATCTTTTTATCTTTAAAATTCTTCTTCATTCCCTTCATAAAATAATTATCTGCTTCTTTAATTATGAACTTCTGTATCTTCTTTGGTAGAGGTTGTTTCTTTGTTGATAACAACCTTCCCATCTTTTCTAAATTTTTAACTCTTGCACCATATACAGTTGTTCCAAACTTAAAACCATCTGATCTTGTTTCTATTTGATCAATAGAATTATGTAGATCCCCTGATAATGCAGGTGCAGTAGAATCTTTCCACTTCTTTGCTGCTCTTTTCAATTTCCCACTCTTTTTTGCTATACTATAAGCAGTACTATACTTGGGGAACTTCTTATTATTAACATCTTTTGCATTAATCCAGATATGCCTTCTATACATTGGCAATACATCTTTTCTTAATTTCTCAAAGAATTTTCTATCTAACATTATAATTTTTTCCTCTCAAAACCTTGCCCTGTTAAATCATTAGTTACTTCTTCCCATGTATGTCTGCAATTCCATATCTCATTATTAAAGTTACCAAACTCACCTAATATCTTTTTCTTACTTGCAGGAGATGTTAATATCTTTTGCTCACAAGCAGGTCTTGTCCTATCATCATAAGCACCTATATATACAAACATAGCATTATCTGGTAATTCATCATACATAATATTCTTTATAGAATTAGAGTATTGGTTATATCCAGATTGAACAATAGTTTGTAAGTGTTTTTCATCATAACCAAGTGCCTTCATATTAGCAATCACTTGTGATGGCTCTAACCCACTAACAATACCACTTATAATCTCTTGTCGCATACCTGATGTAGTTCCATTGATAAATGTCTGTGATAAATAACCTTTGGCTTCACTTAATAATCCCTGCAATACATCTTCTGATAATACAACACTACTAAATGTGTTTTCAAGCATTGCTACCACACCCTTATCAAATGCTGCATATACAGCAGTTAATTTTACTGCCATTAAATTCTCTACATTTGCTTCACTTAATATTACTGATGCTTCTTGTGCAGATTTGCCTTCTGTTAGTTCCATTAACCCATTAATGACATCAGAATATGCTTGAACACTTCGTTTAGCAATATCTTCTGCAATTTTTTCTAATTGATCTGTATAATTTACAGGCATTAGACAGGAGTAGTGAGTGCTTCAAGTAGTGGAGATGTTGTTACCTCTGGTGTTATCGCTTTCCGTTCTTCCAAATATTCCATAGCATCTTTGCGTTCAGGGAATCTATCTGAATCCATAGCCATTAATATATCAGCAGTATCAATGATCCCTTTGGACAATTCCCATTCCCATTGTTCTCTTTGCTCTTGTGCTGATAATACTTCTGCTGTTTCACCAAAATCAACTGATTCTAATTCACCTGCATCTACCATTAATTCAGTAGTTAATACTTGACGTTCAACATCAAATAAGTTATGCTCAATATCATTCCATTTAACTATATCTGATTTCTTGTCATCTTGTAACTCTTGATTACGCAACCTCAATGCAACTCCTGATTCAGCAGTAGTACCATCTGCAAATGATGTTGGTAAATGATAGTTCTGTGCTAACATCTTGTAACTTTCCTTGATACTATCTGTAAGTGCAGGAACACTATTAGGAGGAGATACTACATTTAATTGTCCATCAACACCCAGATAATATATTTGATCTTGCCCTATTTGTAAGTCTTTCTTATCAACCTGACTACCATTTGCATAGATATAACCAAATGATTGGAAGTGTATGTTAGCACTTTTATTTGTTTCTGCTACATTGACAACAGTATTTGTTTTGATAACATCATTAACAGGCTCTGTATCTAAATAAGCATATTCTGGTCTGCCCTCCCTGAAACATTCAACAAAGGGAAGCATACCATAGAAATTAGTATGTTCTGGATTATCAGGATCATCATATATCTTACCATTTCTATCATAGATAAATGTATTCTCCATATCCCAATAGGCGAATAGTTCAGGAGTAGTATCTAACACCTCTGATTTAGTAGATAATGGATATGTATAAGCAATAGGTCTTAATGGATCATCACCAAACATAGGCTCAAAATCATGGATAATATCATAGTCTAATAACCCATTCCTGAATGTTACCTTAACCAAACAACTATCAAGCAGGTTAGTGAACCTCTCTAATCGCTGCATCTTAAAGTCTTTCTCAACAAAGTAATCAGTTATCTCTGGCTTTGTATATTCCCTTTTAGGTGCAACCATATACACAAGAGATATTCTATCTATAATTCTTTTAGTTATATTCACATTAGCAATGGGTATCTTCTTTGATAAGGTATCAGCAAAATACTTCTGCGTATATCTTCCTGTCCTTCCATTGTAATAGTCCATAGCCATTTCCCTGCGTGTTCTCCACTTATTCTTGGCTTGTTGCTGTGCGTTCCATTGCGATTGCTTTTCTACTAAATCTCGTATTGTTGGGATCATCTATCTATACTCCATAATTTAGGCTTGACAACAGGATATTCCCATTCTACTGAATATCCAAGTGCATCTGTCAAGTGGGTTAATATTTTATTGCTCTTGTCAATTTCTCTTGTGTTTGGCTTGTTAGTTGTTCTCTCTAAATCGTGTATTAAATCTTTACAAGTTGGATCTATAATAATGTTATCCTGTAACGCTTTATTCATAGCATTAACCCTGTTTACTACCAATGGATTGATATGTTTAACTCTTCCTGTTGCATCTGGATATGAGTAATAAGTATTGTTTGGATATTCCTGTTTTATTTGCTGACACAATCTTTCTGTAAGTAAATCACCTTCTCCTGCGTGGGAAAGTGAGTAGGTTTTGAATACCCGAATGTTTGGCTTGTCGTGGTACTGTTGCCAGAGTACTGCACATAATGGATCTGTGTTAAAGTCTTGGCCGAGGTAAATGGGTTTTGTATGATCATACTTGACTTCTTTGACATTTTTCTCCCTGTTGAATGTATGATAAGTAGATAATGCAGATAGATTGACAAACTCACCATCTCTATATGCCTTTAATAGTTGCTCATCATAGTTTGATTCTAATAGTTTAATATATGCTTCTGGAAGGTATGTATTATCAGTTGTTTTCCCTCTAACCAATAACCTATCATCATTATCATCTGTTACAAATATCTTATGTGTATAATGGAATCCCTCTGGTGATGTTACAATGTATATCTCACAATTTTCTGAACCTCTCATTCTACCAATAGACTTCTTAAATGCCATATCGCAGTTCTTCCAACTC